GTGATCTTGTAGTGATCTGCAAGGTCTGGCAGCGCTGATCGTTGCCTAGCCTAGCTTGTGGCGCTGCGTGTTACCGCCTTTGAGGGGCGGCACTCGATTCAGACCCGCCCCAGGCCATACCCCACAGGCTGGCTCGCGGCGGCGGCGAAGGCGATATGCAAGCACGCACCCATCTGCAAAATATCAGCCTTCTCAGGTTGCACAGTTAAGAGGCCTCAGGTTGCATGGCAGAGCAAAGCACATTCGCACGGCGCATGATGGCGCAGAAGCTGATGGCTGAAAAGCGTGACGATCCGTTTAGCGATAGTCGGTTCTTTGCTGGCAAGATGCGGCCATCGATGGATGATATTGAGAATCCTACGAGGTTGAGCGATATGGCTGGCCCTGCTTATGGCGCGGCTGCTACTGGCTCATTGTTTGCGCCTGGTGCTGGCATTGCTGATGTGATGGGCTATGCGCCTGATCCTATGCAGTCTGGGAAGATGCTACCTAGTTTTGGCGAGAATATCGGCCAGGGCAAATATCTTGATGCTGGCTTGCAGACGCTGGGCGTTGCTGGCGATGTGCTTCAGGCTGGTGGTGCTATAGTGCCGCCGTTACTGGCTGTTGGTACGATGTTAAAAGCACCAAGGGCTGCTAGGGTTGCCGATGCTGCTATGGATGCTGCCAAAGCTGAAGATGTTTTGCGTACAAAGTATCCTGATGTTGAGCTTGATGTTTCTGAAACAAAAAAGGGTTTGACGTTAAGTAAGATAGTTGTCCCAGAGGGGCAGCGGTCAAAGGGCGTGGGCAGCGCAGTTATGTCTGATCTTGTTTCTTATGCTGATAGCAAGGGGCTTCCGTTAGCTGTTACACCTGACAGCACTTTTGGCGGCTCAAAAGGCCGATTAGAAGATTTTTATAAACGGTTTGGTTTTGTAAGAAACAAAGGCAGAAACAAAGATTTTGCTTTTATGGAGACTTTTGTAAGGCAGCCAAAAACTGACCCTAATCAGGCCACTGGTGCTGCTATGGATGCTGCACAGGCGCGATATTTTGAGACAGGCAAGTTTGAGCCGCCAACGGCTGAAAACCCTGTGTCCATTGTACCGCCGACAGAAACTGAACCCGGCATCATAGCCTTTCATGGCTCTGGCGCAGATTTTGATGAGTTCAGGCTTGAGATGATCGGCACTGGTGAGGGCGCACAGGCTTATGGTTATGGGCTGTATTTTACTGATAGCGAGGATATAGCCAAGTTCTATCGGGATTCACTTGCTAGAGGGCGGTCTAGCATTGTTTACGAGGGCAGCGCCGTTAAAAACGCTAGAGAAACTGACGGCTTGACTGACCGCGAAATGATTTTGGATAACATAGCAACTGAAATGGCCTTTTTTGACCAAAAGCCAGAAAACGTCATTAAGAAAAAAATTAAGAATTTAAAGCAGAAAATTGATGACCCAGTGGATATTTCTGCTTCTGCGGGTGATGCAGAGGCACAAGAGCTTGCTGATTTGATAAGGCAGTCTGCCCAGCGTGAACTAGAGATTTACGAAAACCTTGATCCGAGCAAGTTTACACGCGGCAAAATGTACAAAGTCGGCCTTGCTCCCAAGCCTGACGAATTGCTGGATTATGACTTGCCGTTAAGCCAGCAGCCTAAAGCTGTGCAAAAACAAATAGAGAATCTTGTTGGTGATTTATTAGCTGGTGAGCCTGAAGCGTATAACAATTTTGACTTTCAGGCTTTGGCAGCAATTAAAGGAGACACTAAAAGTAACTGGATGGGGCAAAAAATCCCCCCAGAAGGTTACTCACCAACTGGCGATGACTTATTAAGAGACTTGCAAAAATTTTTAGAGGATAGTCCGAACCAAACTCGCCGCGCTGCTATGGACGCATCTCAGCTTCTAAATGACTTTGGCATCCCCGGCATCAAATACCGTGCCGCTGGCTCAAGGGGCGCAGCTACGGCTGATGAAGCGGCAGAGCGCAACTATGTCATCTTTGACGATAAAGCGGTCAATATTATGGAAAAATACGGCATTGTCGGGCCTGTGGCTGTTACGGCGGCAGGGGCAGCAGCGGTCAACCGTGGCCGCAATGACAATGATAACGGCGGTTCTATCTTACCAGATGCAGGCGTGCTGTAGTGGCACAAAAGATCATCAAGCTGGATTACCAGCCACAGCCAAAGCAGGCGTTGCTTCATAAGTGCAAGGCAAAGCAGATATTGTTCGGCGGCGCTGCTGGTGGCGGCAAGTCGCATAGTGGCCGCTGGGATATCATAGGCTTTTGCTTGGAAAACCCTGGCTTGCAGGCGTTTATATTTAGGCGCAGCTTGCCAGAGTTGGACGGCAACCATATACAGCCGATGAAAAAGGAAATGCCTGTTGAGCTAGGTAGCTTTAACGAGACAAAAAAGCGATACGAGTTTTATAACGGCTCGACAATACAGTTTCAGTATTTAGAGCGTGACAGCGACTGTGACCGTATTCAGGGTCAGGAAGTACATATTGCGCTGGTTGATGAGGCTGGGCAGTTCACACCGTATCAACTTGGCTACATTAAAAGCCGTATGCGTCTAGGTAATTTTGAGCCTGCACAAAAAGAGTTTTTGCCGCGCTTGGTAATGACTGCCAATCCGGGCGGTCAAAGCCATAACTTTTTAAAAGCGCTCTATATTGATCCAGCCCCGGCTGAAAGCTATTTTTTCGATCACACGATGCGCGATCCGAATAACCCAGCCGATAAGGGCTGGCTGACCATGTATATCCCGGCCAAAATGGCTGACAACAAATATATTGATCCGTCATATGCCTCTAGCTTTAGCGCCCTGCCAGAAGAACTAGGCCGTGCCTTGCGTGAAGGCGATTGGGATTTAGTCGTTGGCTCATTCTTTGGCGATGTCTGGAAGCGTGATTTGCACGTTATCAGGCCGTTTGAAATACCGATTAACTGGACAAGGTTTAGATCATTTGACTGGGGCAGCGCCTCACCATTCAGCGTTGGCTGGTGGGCAGTAGCACAAGACCATGATGAATATCCAGACGGCGCATTGATTAGATACCGCGAATGGTACGGCTCAAGCGGCAGGCCAAACGTGGGCCTACGCATGACGGCAGAAGAGGTTGGCGCTGGCATTAGGGCTAGAGAGCGCGGCGAGCGCATAGATTTTAGTGTAGGCGATCCATCTATCTGGAAATTTGATGGCGGCCCATCCATTGGTGAGCGCTTATCGAAGATGGGTGTGAAGTTCCGGCGTGCAGACAACAGCAGAATATCAGGATGGGATCAGGTGCGGCAGCGCCTGATAGGTGATGATGCGATCCCGATGCTTTATGTATCTTCAGAATGTGTGGACACGATTAGAACCCTTCCTGTTCTTACGCACGATAAGCATAGAGTTGAGGATATTGACACTACGCAGGAAGATCACGCAGCAGATGAAATCCGTTATGCCTGCATGGCAAGACCGTATCAGCGCCGCGCTCCTGAAATTGAGGAAGACCCTTGGCGGCCGCCAACGATAGACGAAATGATGGCTGGCCTTGATAACGCAACCAAGCCGTCAGGCTGGAGACTTTAATGGCTGAATCCTACGCATATGACCGTGAGCCTACCAAAAAGGCAGATCGTGCGGGTTATTGGAATCACCAGATTACCAAGGCCAGAAATTTTGAAGAAACATGGCACAACCGCTGTTATGACATTATTGAGCGCTATCGGGATGATAATGTTGACCGCGTAATGCGCGAAACACGCATGAATATCTTTTACAGCAATGTCGATACACTGAAATCCAGCCTTTACTTTAAAACACCAAAGCCAAAGGTATCACGGCGGTTCAAAGACAATGATCCTGTCGGGCGCACAATTGCAATGGTGATCGAGCGCGGTTTGCAGTTCCAGCTTGATGTATATGACTTTGATGCCGAGGTTCGCCGGGTCATTGAGGATATGCTGATTGTCGGGCGCGGCGTTATGCGTATGGTTTACGAGCCGTTGCTAGTTGAGGGCGATCCAGAGCAAATCCCTCTGCAAGTCAATAACGTCATGGGCATTGGCGAGGTAGCGCCTGGGCAAATGGGCGAGGTGCCTGTGGGTCAGTCGTTTCTTGATCCTGACGGCAATGTCGTTGATGAGGCAGCGGTTAAAATGGGGCCGCAAGGGCCATTCATGGAAGGTGATCCGGTTGAGTATATCGGTGAGCAATCTATCCGCTGCGAATATGTCTATTGGTCTGATTTTACCATGTCACCAGCCAGATGCTGGAATGATGTGAAATGGATTGCGTTCAGGCATTTAATGACCCGCCAGGAGCTAATTGACTATTATGGCGCAAAGGGTGAGCAAATACCGCTGACATATCGCGGTGAGACCAATGGCGGCTATGATGATGACCAGCAGCCTGACATGGCTGAAATCTATGAAATCTGGGATAAGCGCAGCGGCAAGCAGCTATTTGTTGCCAGTAACTTTAATGAGCTACTAGAAGAATTTGACGATCCATATAATTTAGAAGGCTTCTGGCCTATGCCAGAGCCGCTATATGCAATCAGCACCACAGACAC